CACGATCAATAACGATAACAAAAGGGTTATTTCCACTCGGGTAAGTTGATCCGTCAACAACAGTGATTGAAGATGCAGAGTTTGAAATGTTGGCGGAAAGAGATGTTCTCAGTACCGCACCGCTAAACTCTCTTCTCAGCATACTAATCTCCTAGTCAATGCTGATATCAAGATCGCCTGTTGCGATTCTTAGAGTATCCCCAGCATCTGTTGTTTTATTTACTGTAAGTGATCCGTACAGCAACATATTTCCGCTTGTTGAAGCATCAAAAATACCAATCGCTACTGTTGTAGCAGCTGGCATTCCTGTAAAATCAATATTGGTATCGTTTGATGTTGCGCCGCTTGCGGCTGCAGTAAAGGTTGCAGTCTGACGAGCATACGAGCCCCCAGTTACTTCTGTTCCACCAGCAGCTTCGCCAGGTGTAACGGTAAACAATCCTACATAAACAGCCGCTGGCTTTGTATAAGTGGTTGTACCAAGAAAGTGGTCAATCAACTTGTTTTCAAGATAGTTTGTAAGATTGCCTGCCATTGTTATCCCTCCAGATTATTATAATACATTTCCTTTTCTTCGTCATTAGGCAATCTGAAGTTAGGAAGTCTCAACAAGCTATTTGCTTCATCAGAAGAAACTTCACCCATTGGCTGGGCTCTGGTGAATCTAAATCCAGAACCTGTCACATATCCGGCCCCGCTCTCAAAATACAGCAGGACACTTTGTTCATTATTTGTAAAAATTACAGATTCAACAACAGTAGAATCTTCATCAATAACTTCGTCAACAATTTTCTTTTTTGGTGCAGCCGGCTTTTTAGCAGCTACTTTCTTTTTTGGGAGTACAGACTCACTTGTTACAACATTATCTCTATTTACCATATACCAATCCTATCATTCAAATGAATTTAAATCAATTTAACATAATAATAGGCGGGGGTATAATCACCCCCGCCCATCATCATTAATTATTTATATTAAAGAGTGCGCAGTTTGACATTCTTTGCAATCACATAAGAATCAAGATTCTCAACATTGTTTGCAACACGCATGAACTGTGTGTACTCAATGGTGTCAGTCTTTGGTTGGAACTGACGGTACAGTGTGATATCGCGGTGGATACCGATCACCTTGTTATTTGGGAATGTAAGCTCTACATAACCATGGCTGCCCGATGTTGGTGAGTAATCACCAGCAACTGTTTCTGGCATCAAAGGAATTTCAATCAATGGAATACCATATGGTGAAAGACCAGTTGCGCCTGGACCGCCGTTCGCACGGATCGAGCCATTCATGAATGCCTGCTCACCGTAAGTCGAACCTGGAGCTGGAGCTCCAGCGGTTGCTGCCGTTGCCGAGTTTGGATTCTGCAAGCTAAACGATGTGTCTTGCACAACGCCTGCACCTGCAAAGAACCTCAACTCATTACGACGCTGTAGGTACTTAGTTGGCATATTACGAAGAACTCTGTCATATGTCGAACGGGAAACATTGTTTCCTGTTTCGTCAACAACAGTGCCGCCCGTAAGAGCCAGCTTTGTAAAGCCATTAAGTGCCTTCAAAAGAGCATTGTTCGAAGATGTATTGCCGTTAATCAAAAGATCATCAAGATCGTTTGCTGTCTGGCGAGCCATAATCTGAGCAAGGTGATCTTCCAAGGAAGCACCTTCAATGTTATCCTCAAGGGACTCTGTGCTCAATTCCCAGTCAAGGCGAAGCTTAACACTGGACAGCGAAACTTTTGTGAAAGTCACTGCAGCATTAGAACCGGTATCGGATGCTTCTGTTGCCTTAGCCATGAGTCTTGTACCAACCGACACCTTATCGATGTCCATTGTTGGTGTGCGCATACGCACAACTCTGGAATTCTTCATGAGGTTAGATTGATCAACTACGAAATCAATAAAACGATTTGATTGCTCTGCATTAAGCAGACCACCTGATGCATTGCCAACGACGCTCGTAGTTACTTCGTCTGCTTTTGCAAGGATTTCTTCTTGTGTTGCCATAGTAGTTTTTCCTCCTTACCTTATGACTTATAGCCTAAGGAGCTAATTAACCCCTGTGGCAAATACATATTGCCCCAAAATGATTTTGGTGCGGACTTTACTAGCTCCTCGCCTTCTTCATCTTCTTCTGGGTCAACGCTCTTCTTCACAGCACCAGCTTGGGCAAAGCCTTCAACTTTTGCTGTTTGAACTTCTAGAGCCTTCTCAGTTGTTTCCAACTTCTCAGCCAACTCTACTTTCTGAGCTTCTACACTCTTAGTTACTTCCTCGATCTTGGCATTAACATTCTCTTCAACTTCTTGCTTAAATGAAGTCGCAAAGTCGTTAAGCTTTTGATCAATGACTGAACCAAGGGCTTCTTTAAGAACTTCAATATCCATATCTTGTTCCTCCACTTGTTCGACATTCACTTCAGCTTCAATTGAAGCTTCAGTACTATGCTCGGACTTCTCCAGTCCTAAATTATCAATTGGACCTAACCAATTAATAAACTTCTTGATAAAAGACAGTTTTGTATCTGTCTCTGACAAATTATCCATAGGTGTTACATTATCATATTTTTCAACATTATGCAATTCCTTATCAACATTACATCCACAATTATTAGATTTTTCAATTTCCATCATGTACTCCTCATACAAATCATCCAGAAGCATATTCACAACATCATTATCAATCATGCTGTCTTCCTGACTTTCAGAAATACCCTGAACGACTTCTTCATAATTTGAACTTGTGATAATCTCCAGCAAGGTATCCAGCATGGAGTCATCAAAGTCATTTTCTGAAAAACTCTTCTTTTTAGTGTTGGCGTATCTTTCCAACATCCTTCTTCCTTTTGCAGCCAAAGCGGCAGCATCTTGCGCATTCTGCGGGACTGGCTCTCCCCATGCAGCGGCAGACAAAGCCAAGCGTGTTGGCTCACCATTTGGCTTTTTCATTGGGCCAGATGGGTTTGTGAAGAATCTAGTAAGGAAGGAGCCTTTGCGACGCATTTTTTCTGGAGTATTGGCTGCGCCTCTCACCCCGGGCTTTAAGTTTGCACCCTCTGTTTGTTTAAAGTGCCTTCTTCCAGCAGCCGTCAATCCACCCTTTGGATCTTTCAATGGCTGCTTTGCCTTCTCAATTTGGCAATCAAGATCGCAATCAAGTGCGTAATTCAATCCACCATCATTATTCATTTTTACAAGATCAATAGTTGCGAGAGCATTTGCTGGGTTATCAACAAGGCTCAACTCGCCAAGGTCATACTGTTTAATAATTGAAATAGGACGACCATTGTGCATTTTGCCAGCCATCACTTCTTTCTTGGTAATTCTGCCGCCAATAGAAAAAGCACGAAGTGTGCCGTCAAGGATCTTCTGCCAAGTATCCTCAGCACCTTTGGAAATATAAGCTTCAACCTGAATTGCATTATATTCCTGACCGTCAGCACCTTTCATCTTCAATGGCTTGTAGCTGATAGCCTTGCCGACAGCAATGGGGGCATGCATTTCACGGATATTGCCTTGCCAGTTTTTAAATGCTATTTCAGACGCAGCAAAGTCTACAATGTCATTAGATTTATCAATATTATCTGCAGTTGCAATGCCAGAAACAATACGCTGTTCCTTCTTAATCATTTCAATTGGGAAAGAAATATTAAAGTCGTTCATATAGATAATTAAGACCAGTATAATACATTATTTTAATGCAAGCAAATTATGCAACAGCATAAACAGCAAGTGTTACACCTGCCGTCATGACCTGAAAGTTTGTAAAATCACCTTCAATTTCAACATAGCCGCCGCCGCTATTAATTGCAGGAATAACTACTTGGTGAGGACCACCATTAAGCTTAACTGTCGCATTTGTTGTAGCATGGGTATTGTAAAAATGTATGCATTTAGTGTGACCATTAGTAGACACAACACCTGATGTGCCGCTCGTACTAGTCACTGCTATGTTGGAAAAAACTATTCCGGATCCGTAATTCATTTAGAACCTCCTGTGGTATCTTGTACTTCGCCTCGTTCTGCTTGATCGCCAGATGCCCTTGGGTCAGAAGCGCCTTCTGGCGTATCTGACCTAGCATTTCTTGGCTGCGAGGCTTGATTATTAGAATTGCCTACTGGAGCTCCCGCACCAGTTTGCTCTTTCTTAATCTTTGTTGGGAACGGCAATGGCTCATCGCCATTTGTGCGCTCAGGCAAGCCGAGCTGCTGACGGACCTCATTCGGGGCAATAACTTCCGTTCTCAAATATCTGTCATTGATTCTAGATTGAATGTCTTCATCAATCAAATCAATTCTCTTAAACTGTAAAACAACCATGTCACTAAATTCAGCAACAACACGATTCAATCTTTTTTCAACAACCGCCTGATCTGGGCCGATCACTTGAGTTTTGAATGTCTTGTCTGCATCCCTAGACACAGCAAGGTTGGCATTGTCATACACACCAACTTTTGGAGCTGGAACTCTGTTTGCAACAAGAATCTCATCACGATTTGATTTACGATATTTATCAAAAGATGAGTCCTGAATGCCGGCTTCAAGCTTTTCAAATTTAATATCACTATCAGAACCTATTGAAGCAGGGATTGGAATAACAAGAGTGCCATGATTGCGCCCCTTGACTTCTTTTCTAAAATAGTTAATCAATTCCTGTTTTGACTTATTGCTAAGTTTTGCACCTTTTAGAATAATTGCATAACGCGGGATTGCTTTATTTTCAAAGTAATCAATATTGTATTCCTTTGCAAACTTATCTCCAACAATTGCAGCGGCTGCAGAAACTGCCGATGGGATACCGTAATATGTATTCTTTGGAGAGTATGTTTTAAAATGAATAATTTCATTTGGATTTGGATCGGTGTTGATTGGATCCTCAGTTTCTTTATCTTCAAAGTTTCTAAAGAACACTGCGGAAATTTTATTGCTCCTAGCGATCTGAACAAAACCATCTCTTTGACGGCGAATACGCATAAGTGTTCCTGGGATGTGACCAATATAGCCAATCTCTCCCGCATTGTTACGACCAATTTCCATATAGCCATTACCAATGGTAAGAACATCTTGCCAAATCTTTATCATTGTTTCATTGAAAGTTTCTTCTTTATTAGTGTTTTCAAAAATATCTTCAAGCATCTGCTTTTCATCTTGAATATATTTTCTAACACGAGAAAGCCTTTCTGGATCGCCAGCAACTTTTTCTAATTTTCTTTTTGCTTTGATTGTTTCAACAAACTCATAGCCAAGACCAACTGTGTTCATAACTCTTGCTGCGATAGATGCGTTATGAATTGCACTTGAATCATAAAGCCCGGCAAGATTGTCTAAATCATACGGGGGGTTCACAATATCGTAAAGACTGTAGCCATCAAGAGTCTCTGGGTCAATATACTTTGTCGCTACCCCATCAATGCCTTCATATTTCTTAGCAAGCCTTGATACTTTTCTTTTCATTTTCGGGGAAAGACTTGAATATGCAATTTTTGCAAATGGGTCATCATTTACAGGGGTGGAATCAAATCCAAAATATGATAAATCATCAATCTCATCTGTTACTGGCTCATCAACTACATGCACTATTTTATTTTCCATGTTTCCTCAATCCGTCAAAAAAATCTTCATACGGGTCTGGTATGTGACCATTATTTAACCTATCTACCTGATCATCTCTTTCAGATGCAGTAATCTTTCTTGCTCCATGAACCCAAGCAACTTCACCTTCTTCACTTCCCGTCCAGTATTTAGCGGCAGCAAAAACTCTGTCTTCAATATCTTTGTCACCAACGAAACCTTCTGCTGATAGAAAACCATCACCATCCGATAACACTTGACCGTCTGGAAGAACCCAGATACAAACGCCGTAAGTTCTTTCAGGAACCCAAAGTCGTTTTTTCTTTACCGCATCCATACTCATTAAATCTATTGTACATCATTTTTCTTAAATAAAGAACAATAGCGACACAAGTTGTCAAATATTTTACGGTTTCAATAGATAATGATACTTGTCTTGCACCAAATTGATATCTTTAGCGTATTGGGCAAGCACCTGTTGCACAGTCATCAAAGTCAATAGTCAAATCCATTGAGTTTTCTTGAAGCGGAATGCTAAGATCCAGCTTTGCCGATGCCTTCTCATACTCTTCTTTGCTAATCTCCTCGTATGGAGGTAATGCAAAGTTATGATCAACATGTAACAGAAAAGATACCGACTTTACAGAAGAATCATAATTCTTACTCAACCAGTCTTTAATCAGTGGTAGCTCTTCTTTGCGGTAATACACTGTTACTGAAACAGCATTGTCCGCCCAAATGGTTTGCATCTTCTTAACCCACTCAAGTTGTTCAATTGCAGTCATATTGGCAGCAAGGATGGAATTCTCAGGAGACTTGCATGGGAACTCAATAACATACCGATTGTGGTCTTCTCGACCATCAAGCCCCATATCCCAAGTAACTTTATAACCCCTTCTACGGCAAGCATCAACCAACGGGTCAACTGAGCTAAACCTAACTCTGCGAATATAGTACGGAGCAAAGGCTGGGTGGATGCCAGGGGTTACGCCTGGGAGAAGCGAAAGAGTTCCCGATGGCTGTACCGTTGTAAGACGGACAGATGGATTCCAACCATTTTCGGCACTATAGGCTTTATCATACTCTTTCAAGAATGAATATGCGTCAGACAACCAGCCGATCTGTTTTTCATCGCACTGCAAAATACCAGTGATGGATTGACCTAAGCGAGCGTTCTTGTGCACAATAGAACTTGTCTTTTCGTATGGGTAAGAAAGTCTTGTAATTTGTTTTTGCACCATGTACAGAAGTCTTGAAACCTCTAACATTTGAGCAAGGCTTTCGATGTTTGGTAAAAAAATTGTTGCAAGGTTGCAAGACTCGCCATCCGCAAGCGCAATTTCTGCACAGGGATTAAAGCCTTCAATTGAAGGATCAGGAGACTTCTCACCCAAGCGACCATAAGTTCTTGCGAGCTTTCTGTTCACCAAACCATAAGGCTCACCAGTGCCATCATAGCCCTTCCACAACTCACTTACTATTTCATCGTAAGCATCAGCGTAAATAGAGTTGTTACTATTAGCTCTCCACGCAGGCACATTGCCGCTACCCCAGTTTTTTGCCTTAAGGAACAACATGTCATCAGGATCACCAATTGCAATTTGCGCAGACCTTCGTGAAGAGCCAGAGATTACAATTCTTCCAATGATATTGCAAATGTCCAAAACATCAATGGAGCGAAGTTTCTTGCCAACACGCTCATTAAGAACCTTGCAGATGTCGTCAATTCCATCAACCAAAGCTCCAGAACCCGAGGCAGTACCTCCGAATGTCTTGAGTGGTGTACCGAATTCACGAATTAGCAAAGTTGAGTATGTGAAAGATTTGCCAGAAATGAAATATGATTCAAGCACTTTATGAAGTAACTCTCGCCAACCTTGCCTTGAGTCCGGAACGATGAAGTCAGCATCATTGCTTCTTTCAGCAGTAATTGACTTAACCGCCTTGACCTTTGGTAGTTCATGAATTTTTGATCGCTCTACTGAAAAACCAACACCTCCACCCAGCATTAAGTAATCAAACAAAAGTTCAAAGTCTTCAATTTTTTCAATGTTTGTATAAAAACAATTATTCAACGAAGTACCCGAGAATTGAGATACAAGAGGTGTGCCGAGCTGCCAGAGGGCTCTGCCAGATACTGAGCATCGAAGCTGGAACATGTGGTCAAACAACTGCTCGGCTTCTTCTTTAGAAAATGGAACACCGATATCGACTGCGCCATCAATTATTCTTTTAATGGTTTGTACCCATGTCTCAGTCTTATTAGTGCCTTCAATTTTTCTGCTATAGGTTCTAAGAAAAACAACTTCTCCAAGACCACCAAAACCCCAAGGTGGGGTCTTTGTAATATAACTAGCAATAAACTCTGGCGACAATAGCGACATGTAATACCTCCTGATAGATAAGAGTATCCAGTTTAGACTGTGCCGAGAGCACAGTCAAAGATTGATACTAAGGACTACGATAAAGAATTTTCGTAAAACTCTAAACGCGCTAGTATCTTATCAGCAGTCGCCGCCCACGACCATTCCGAGTGCAAGATTCTTGCAGATTTTATTGCATACTTTTTAAAATCTTCATATTCATTAACAACATTTTCCATAAGGTCCATCAGTTGCTGGAAGTCTGGACTTGCCCACTCACCAGTATCGCAATCATACAAATGATCTTGCCAATCTGCTTTAATAAAAGTTGCTTCCAAAGGTATGCCATATTTTGCAAAATCTGCACAGCCAGTTAAATTTGTTACAATAGTCGGAAGCCCTGTTGCTATAGACTCAAATGGGATCATTCCAAAACCCTCGCCCATTGTTGGGTATATCATGCAATGACATTTATGATACAAAGCAACTAAATCAAGTGTGTCAAAATTTTCTGGTATAGAAATAATTTGAGGATGGTAGGATGCAGGTACAAGTTTATCATTCAAATAAATCTCTGCTAAACAAAACTTGTTGTATTTTAATATAAGTCTAAAGTCATCATTGCCATCATAAAGCTCAAGAAAAGCATCAACAGCCATTTGTGCATTTTTTCTCTTAGAGTCCCCGCCCACATGCAAGAAGTTGAACCGACCTGTTAACTCTCTGTCAATAATGGAAAACTCTTCAGAGATACCGTGAGGGATAGTGAACACATTGGCATTAACATTGTTCTTAATATAAACATCTTTAATAAAATCAGATGTTGCCCAGATTTCATCACACCTTCGCATATTATCCACCCAATGCGGAGGGATCTTGGTAGACTCCCATGGTGTATACCCAATATTATATTTTGACTTTATCTGGTAATAAGTCGGCGGACAAAAATTAACATGGTAAGGGATATCTTCCCTGTTATAGAACACAGCGCATTCTTTAGCCTGCAAAGCTTTAATTGTGGATATTGCTGCATTATAGTAACCCTGGCTATACCAAGTGTCCCCAGACGCATCTTGATGATTAAGACTAAACCAGCTAATTTTTTTCATTGAAGGTGTTACTCTTTCTCATTTTCAAGTACCGTTGAGTTCGATGACATAGAGAGACAGTTTACACCTTTTTTAATCAAGTCGTTAGCAGTTTCTTCAGAAATTTCTAAACTGATGGGCATATTTGTAAATACGCACCGAGTTGCTGCAATATAGAAATCATCAAATTTCATGACGCTGATATGATCCGGGTCAATAATCGCAGCCGGGCCATAGTCATCAGATTCTACAATTGCGATGATTTGCATAGTACTACCATATCACTTTTCTTGTTATCTGAACACCTAGCATGCTTAGTATACTTAGTATGCTAAGTATATTAAGTATATATAGTTTATAAGTATTAGTAGTATACTAGTATGCTGGTACGCCTTGCATGCGTAAGCATACCATCTTTTTGCAAAAAATGTATTAAGAAATAGAAAAAAATAAAAATTCCTGGTATGATCTACCCATGACAAATTTCTTTTTTTGGTTTGTGTGGACTGCGGTTTCTGCGATAGGTGTAAAATACTCCACAAACATCCTTCTGGAAAGAGAAATAACTTTTACATCCAGCATACTAATAATGCTAGTATACCAGTGGATTAGGTTTATCAAACCACCTGAAAAGAAGGTTGAAAAGAAAGTTGAAAGAGTGCAGGCAAAATTACCACCTCCAAGAATTAATAAGAAAAGACATAGATGAGAATAACTAGCTATAACTCTGATATAAATCTAGAGGATATTGAGTCTCTCCAGATTATTGTTAAGGCAGTGCCTTTTGAAGAAACTTTTGTTCCAGCCTTTGTTATAATGTCACCTGATGACAAATACCCTATGTCAATTGAAGAACTTAATGCTTTAATGGATGGTATAGAAATTGCAAGAAACAAAATAGATGAAGTCATTACTTATATTCTAAGAAAGAAAATAATTAATGATGATGGAGATGATCGATATGATTTTGGGACAAGTAATTAAAGACTTTCCGTATCCGGTAAGAACATGCCCCTACTGCAATAAAAACTTAACTGTGGTTAATGCTGTTCACTGGCACCAAGACAGGTATCAATATAAAGCATTATACTTTTGTAGCAACGGCTCCTGCCCCGTGTATGATGAGGGTGCAAAGAAAGCTTACGCAAGAATTGTCTATTCATCAGAAGACGCTGCCGCCTATTTTTGGCGGGTGGAGATACCAGTTCAGCGTTGGAATCAGGCTGATGTTGTGAGTATTTATCAATAATATGATAAGATATTAAATCATGCCTATTCGTTCATGTTCAGATGGAAACAACCCTGGCTACAAATGGGGAGATAGTGGTAAATGCTACACCTACACTACAGGTGATCAGCAATCGATGGAAGCCGCAAAAGCAAAAGCTCAAATGCAGGGCGTTGCTGCAAGAGTTAGCGGTTATGAAGAAAAGGTAAATGAAGTAACGACTAGTTCGATGGGTTCAGGGATTAAGAATCCTCAGCAAGGATATAAACCAAAGAAGAAAAAGAAAAAAGAAGATTTTGGTAAAAACCTTGATCAATGGTTTAAAGAAAGATGGGTGGATATATCCCGACCAAAAGCTGGCGGTGGTTTTGAGCCATGCGGCAGAGCAGATGCTGAATCAGGGAAGTACCCAAAGTGCGTACCTGCCGCTCGTGCTGCAAGAATGACACCCGCACAGATTGCGTCAGCAGTCAGGCGCAAGCGCACGGCTGAGTCATCCCAGACGAGGCAGGACAAGAAGCCTATTAATGTTTCAACAGATGTTGAGAAAGCATCTCGTAATGTTCCAACCAACCCATCTCTCTACGCCCGAGTCAAAGCTGAGGCTAAAGCAAAATTTGATGTTTACCCTTCAGCGTATGCAAATGCATGGCTCGTTCGTGAATATAAAAAACGAGGCGGCGGTTATAGGACTGTGAATAAGTCCGAGGAGTTTGTGAATAAAATTGCAGATGACCTTGACGAGCAAGAAGCGGTCTTGGCTGATATGCTGATAGCAATCACTCGCCGGTACGGCAAGTTTAACGAAGACGAAACCGGGGTTTGGGCTGGCTACGATTCCCCGGATGAAAATGATGTAGCTGACATCGGAGTCAAATGTTCTAATTGCGTTTTATATGAAGGCGAAGGGGTATGCAAGATACTCGCACAAAAAGTTGAGGAAGAAGGCAAGTGCAGATTTGCCATCATCCCAGACGGCATAGTTGAGCCAGAAGAAGATGATGAGGAAGATGATGAAGAAGCCATTATGAGCTATATTATAAACAGGGTTAAAGAATATTTAATGTGATATGCTTATAAGCATATCTTTGATATAAGGAGAGTTTATGAAATTTATTAGTATCCCAGTGGATAGTGCTGAAACAATGATTAATCAGCATTCATTCCTCAAAAGCAAGAACGAAGAAATGGCAAAAGCTGCTTTTACACAAATGAAAGAATTTGTTGAAGCCGCCGCTTACCACCAGCAACAAATTGATGTACTTGGAAAAGCAGTTAAGGATGTCACTTTTATGTTGACAGAAACAAAAACAACTCTTTCAGGTAGCGACAGTGGTTCAACAAGTGAAGGCACTTCACCAACCCCATCACCATCCACATCGTTCGGTGATGGCGATCCAGAAAAGGTTGCTGTTCGCAAAGCAGACTTGATTAATTCACTTAAGGCTCATGAAAGCCAGTTCGGTTCGTTTGACATTAATGTCGATGTAATCGCTGACTTCTTGATGGCTAAGTAATTTATGGAAGCAGTTATTGTAGCAACCATTGCCGCTGTAGGTGGAATACTTGCAGCACTAGTCCAGATGAGCAGGAAAGAGAATAAAGCAGATCATGGTGTCGTAGCTCTTTTGCTAAAAGACTTGCATGAAGATGTTAAAGATGTTGACATTAAACTTGAAAAACATATTGATTGGCATGCAGATAAAGTTATTGCAAAAAAAGTAGTAAAACCAGCAACTGTTAAAAAATAAATTTAAACGAGCGCTTCTAGGCTTATAGTATTCCGAAAGGTTATTGTAGGTGCATTGAGGCGCTCGTTTTTTATTTTAAAAAACTTTGACTCCCCGTTGATTTCGTTTTCTAAAAATGCTAATATGACTACACCGAGAGAAAGGCTGGATATGTCAGAAGAAAACATTCACGAAGAAGAACCTGGGTTTACAGCGACAAAAGAGTTTGATGCTATTTTTAATAAACTAATTGCATCAGTTCCTGTGTCTAACCAGAGAGAAGCTGCTTCTGTCATATATGGTCATTACAAAGGTTGGGCTCCATCAAAGACCATTAAGTATTACAACATTGATGAAGAAATATATTCAACATACGCTGAATTTTTTAAATTCACAGAAAAGGTGGTAAATAAAATGGCTGGAAGAAAATCTAAGCAAGATAACATTGTTAACTTTCTTAACGGAAATGTAGGGAAAGTTGTTACACCTGTGCAATTAGCTACAGATGTACAAATCTCACTCCCGACTTTTTATAATTTTTATAATGCGAATCGTTCTTACTTTAAGAAAGTAAAGCGTGGACACTTTGAAATTATTGATCCTAAAGTTGAGCGAGCAAATAGCTAACTATGGAAAAAACAATGGTTGTGCGAAATACAAAGTCATGGGAATTTTGTGCGGAAGAAGCCGTAAGAGATTTGTTTTGGTTTGTAGATAGGTTTGACATAACTCGCATGACCATGGAGTGCGGTACCTCTCAGAATTCACGAATGAGTAATCCTTATTGGAAGAATCTCAGAATTGACTTGTCAGATAATCATATTGATAACATTAAAAAAATTATTGATTGGTGCATTGATAACAAGACATGGGAGAGTGACCCGCACTATTTTGTAAATAAAAGTGAAGATGAGTTAATGCATTGCCGGCAGTACCATAGTTGGTTGTGGTCAATGATTGGTGCTGTCGGTTTGCATTACTGCAAAGTAAATGGTATTTCTTTAAATCAAAAAATGCTTTCTTCTACTTTAGTTAAAAAACAAAAAGATTACGGACCAAAAAATATTGAAAGATTTGGCCTTAACGGGCTAACAATCCGATTGCATGATAAAGTTGCAAGATTAGAGAATCTTTTATCTAAACCAAAAGGGGTTACAAATGCAGTCTCAGGTGAAAGCATTTATGATACATTGCTTGATATTGGCGGCTACTCTGCGATTGCACTAATGTGGATTCGTGGAGAATTCTTGCTACCAATGGAGAATGCATGAGCAACCAAGCATGGTCTTGGCTTCTTGCTACAATGGGAGTTGTCGGCATTTTTTTTGTTGGTAAAAAAAGATGGGAAGCATTTGTTTGGTTAATATGTGTAGAGTGTTTATGGACAGTGTTTGCAATTACTAGCAAACAGTATGGTTTTATATTTGGTTCTGTTTTTTACGGAATTGTGTATGTAAATAATGTTGTTAAGTGGAGGAAAGATGACCGATAATTTTTATGACCCAGAAAAAAATTACAATCCCTGGGCAGTTGAGAAAAGTTTTGAAGACTGGCTGTTGTTAGGTATCCAGAATAATTGGATTAGTAAACCAGTGTGTTCTACCCATGATGGCATTCCGCAAAGTCGGGAAGAAGATGAAGAATGGGAAAATGGCGGAGACCCATGTATTTATGCACTTCGCCTGTATGTGAGCGAAGATGAAAAAAAACTTGTAGAAGAAAATTCAGGTATTGTAAATGGCTAAGCAACCTGCTGCGCCTCAGGAAATGGATGTTTGGGTTGTTCGCTATGTTAACAAGCTAAAGAACATGATGGGGTTGTCTCATTGGACAATTCTTATGCAAGCAAAGCCTTGCAATGTGGATGCTCTTGGTGAAACAGAAGTTATTCATGGTCAGCATTTAGCAAAAATGTATTTACATAAAGATTTCAGAAAAGATACTCCCGAGGATCTTCGGGCAACCATTGTTCATGAGTTGCTGCATTGTCATCTTGCAGTAATTGAAGAAGCTGTTGATGAAGTATTAAAGCCGGATCCTGAAGATGCTAAGAGTAAGGCAGTTCACAAAATGGTGCTATCGCTCATCCAATATGAAAATGAGCGGGTCATTGACTCTCTTTCAGAATCAATGGGAAAATGGCTTCCAACTCCTGATATGCCAAAGCCAAGGGTTAAGAAGAAGGCGGCTAAGAAAGTCGCTGGAAAGAGGAAGGCTTGATATGCCAGAACTAAATGCAAGCATTCCACCTATTGAGTGTTATGTGCGTGGTAACTTTTTGCGCGATCAGGTTGATAGCCATGATCTTAAATTTCCGTGTGTAATTTTTGGGGTAGCATCAATACCAGATAGAGCCCCTGTGTTCCATTTTTTAATGGAAGATGGTGGGGTTTGGTGGAGAGCACCTATAAATGCTTTCTGTGACACTCTGGACGCTCCTGAGGTGGACATACACGACCTTGTGTTGTGGAATAGTTTTTCTTCTCATATCAGCGTAACAATCTTTGAGCACATGCGCGGCATGTCAATGACATACATTAATCGCCGTAAAGAAAAAGTTGATGGTAAGTACATGTTTACTCTTGACTGGCATAACCCTGATGTAAATCTTCTTGATGCGGGTTATTCTGTAAATCCGGGTCAACATAAGTGTGGTCATGTAATTTTACGCAAGGATGGTAATTTTGCTATCCAGCCAAATAATAGAATTCGGCTATGGGATCCTTCTTATACAACGAAGAAGGGTGATAGCTTGATTGAAAGATTGATTAATACAAAAATTTGGGATGTTGAAGATGGGGATAAGTGGATAACCTCTGACGATGACCGATATGATTATGATGTGGTATCTGATGATAATTAAACCTCTTGATGACGAGTGGTATTATCTTGATACTTATAATGGTGCTATTCCACGCCCGATTAGCTCAGCGGTAGAGCTCTTCACTTGTAATGAAGGGGTCGGGGGTTCGACTCCCTCATCGGGCTCAAAGGAGGATGAAAATGTCAAAACAAGATAAGATTACGCATGCAGTGTATTTCACACTTCATGCAATTACAATTGCCATACTGTTGATCAAGTAATACAATGGCGAGTAGCTCAGTAGGCAGAGCAGCGGACTGTTAATCCGCTTGTCGTAGGTTCGATCCCTACCTCGCCAGCTTATGAAAATAATTGATAACTTTATTACCCCAGAGCAGCAGGATTCGTTGTTGGAGTATGTTTCTTCTAATAAGTTTCCTTATCGGTTTCAACCTACCCATATTAATTCTGGGGATGAACTTTGGGCTCATGCCCCGGATCAGTTGACGCATCATTTGTATATGCATGGAGAGAAGGCTTCTTCTCCTCATTTGCAGATTATCCGCCCGTTGTTTGATGCGATTGTGCGGGAGTGTGGAAATATCACTTTGTTTAGAGCGAAGGTGAATGTGACTTCTCCTTGTCCTCCGTACAGTAAATATGAGCCTCATGTTCCTCATGTTGATTTGGGGTATGAGGATGGGGTTAAGGTTGACCATATGGTTTGTATATATTATATTAACTATTCGGATGGTCCAACAATGTTTTTTGATAATGCTTGGGATCTTGTGGATACGGTGTACCCGCAAAAAGGTCGGGCTATTATTTTTGATGGTAATACATTCCACGCCGGGTCAAGTCCCGTGTTATCCCCTTTCAGGTTTGTAATGAACTTGGATTTCCGTCAGGGCTTGAATCAGACTCCTTAACCGGTGGCACGAAAAGTACTAAGTCTTTTAAAGTCTTTTAAAGTGACTATTGGGTGACTATGGGGTGTGGCTGTTGCGGGCTTATGGTTCGATGAATATGCATTCGCCGGGGCATTCTTCGGCAGCTTCGATCACATCTTGCAGTCGATCATCGCCAAAAGATGCCATACCTTCGGCTCCTTCGGGGTTTCCCACAGAAGAGGCAAATATTTTGTCCCCTTCGCGTACATATGCCAAACCATCGGGCATCATCGTAAACACATCGGGTGCGATCTCGGCGCACAGTCCATCTCCAGTACATAGGTCTTGGTCAATCCAGACTTTCATTTATTGTTGCGCTTGGCGAGGAGGGCATCGAAGTCTTTGATTTTGGTTTCGCCCATGTATCCCCATGCGTAGCCTTCTTCGATGAGTTGTTCGTTCAAAGATTTGGTTGCCCCATCCAAATATACCCAACCCAAAATGCGCCCATACTTTTCGGTGCTATCAGGCAGCTCCGTTTTTATAACAACCTTTTTGGCGCTCTCCATAGAAACCTTCACTTTATTTTTAACCTCGAGCCCCAGAGCCTTCTCTCGGAGGTCTTTGGTGCGTGACTCAGGGGTATCAATCCCCGCCAACCTCACCCGTTGCGAAAACGAAATATTAAACCCCAAATCAATATCCACATCAATCGTATCGCCATCAACGATTTTAGTCACCTTCTTCACATTGTATTCGTACATACAAATATTATACCATGCTATACTTTATATTCTCTATGCCACACTACGACTACACCTGTACCCTCAATCATAGGTATGCTGAACAAAGATCAATTCTGGAAGACATTCAACCCGAAAATTTAATATGTGATATTTGTGGAAACCTCCGAAAACAAATCTATTCCCCTCCTGTAATTGAACTCAAAGGAACTGGATTCTACCGGAACACCCGCAAATAACCCCCAAAAAAATATTGCTGCTATACTAGATATGCGCACTCGTGGTGCTGTCGATCCTGTTTGTTCCCGCAAACACGGCAGCATGAGTTTCGCTATCTTAGGACCGTTATAGCTCACTAAGAGAAAAGAGACCGCCTCGTGCGGTCTCTTTTTTATATCCCCGCCCCCACCCCATATTTTACAAAAATTGAGTACATATCGGAAGAGGGTAATGCTAGCTTCCCGAAGGCGGGGCGAACCTCTGTCGTGGGGGGTCAATACCCCCACCCCTATCGAAAATTGGTCATTATGCGGGAAGAATTGGTCATTATGCGGATATATCGGTCATATATCACCAAGTCCTTACCCCGTAAGGGTTTACTGGCGGGTAACTTGGGCTAGGTGGTAGCGTGTAACCTTCCACCCGTGTATCGTTATGGGGGTAGGGCAATAACGCCCTACCAATAACGGAAGGCAATACAATGGCTAAGATCACCAAGGGGACTATCGCCAAGGCGGTAGCGTCCCACAATGCTACGGCAAGTAAGGAGCAAGTGAAGCCTGTAGATACGGGAGCCGATGACGCTAAGCGTCAGAAGGCAATTCTCGCCTACTGGACGGCACTAGAAACCGCTACCAATGCCCCAATGATCGCGGCACACTTGCGGACGGCAACCCGAACCAACGGCGGAGAGCGTCGCCAGTGGTGCTTAGACAACGGGGCAACGGTGCTAGATATCTCTACCATCGTCCGTCGCTCCATCAGTGACCGCCCCGAAAATACCCTTCGGGAGCGCCTTAGCACCTTGGCAAGTGTCAAGGGTTGCGCATTCATTGGCAAACTAGGCTACCTACGGGTATTGGATAGTGCTACCGCCCAAGCGAACCCAAGTGATCCACGGGCGAACCTAGTTTATATCTACCGAACCGCCTAGCGGTTAGGGGTGGGGGCAACCCCACCCCACCCCAAGCCCCGACCCAGCCAATGGGTCGGGGCTTTTTTGCGTACCCCATTAGGTAGGTTTAGAAGGTTAGCCTGGCGTAGCCCCACCCCGTATCCGCCTCATTTAGTGAATGTTTTTATGACACTTCGATGAACATGTAAGATTACACCATACTAAACATATATGGCCCTGTGTAAGATTAGAGCTTATGGCTTTATGTAAACTTACCAGAACATTTCGACCCCCAAAATTGTAATCAAACTGTAACACTTTGGTAGTTGTAATTGGGTTGGGGATAGGGTAGGGTTATATCAGTAGGGGAAGTACCCCTACATTACGGAAAGGTAAGGACAATGGACACTATCCAACTCAAGGGGCATGTAGCCCACAAGAAAAGTGTAAGAAAAACAGCCGAGGATATCCATCAGTTAGTTTCGGATATCCTTGCCGATCTGGATGAGGTAACTACCGACAATGACGATATCAACGATATCCGTAGCCAGTACGATTACCTTTACGGCATCACCGAGGAACTCAGCAAGCGGTTAGGTTCATCCCGATGATCGCCACCCCATACCGTATACTTATGGCAGTAGTAGTGCTAGGTCTCACTTGGATGACACTATCCACACTACTCAGCCTTATCTAAGCCCGACCCAGCATTATCAACCAACAAAAGGAGAACATCAATGAACACACAAACAAGACCAAATATCCGAATGAAGGGGATGCCCGTAGCAATAGAACGGGTAGACAATATCCTTGTCATCTGGGTAGCCAGCCCAACGGGAGATAGTTCAGACACCCATCTATTCCGCATGCCATGTGTGAACGAGGCACAAGCCGAGGTCATCATGGAGACTTGGCTCAAGGTGTGGGGATTATAGAGATACCTAAACTTACAACACCATAAAGATAGCCTACGGGGAAACTCGTAGGCTATTTTTTATTCCAAACTTACAGGTATGTAAAATTACACTCATGTAAGATTAGGCCAGGCGGGAGTTGGATTTGGATGTCAACCCCCAAATCTTACTCCCGCAACGATTTTATGCATAGTTATGCATAGTTTAGTATAATTATGCAATACCATTTTGGGTACATAAAACAAACACAAATTGTAAACTTACACAATAGTAATTTTTCTTTATGAACCTTTATGAATACAAAAAAAATACGGGGCATTTCTGCCCCGTATCTTTTGTTTTTGTTTTGCTTTATTTATTTACGGTAAAGCAAAACTTTGTATGCATCATCATTGCTTACATCACTTGCAGTTGGCGTACCATTCACTGCAAAGCGTACATATCCAACATTCAACAACTTTGCATCATGCTTGATCAGTGTTTGCATAATTGCCAACACTGCCAACTCTGGGCGCATAATCCCTTTGTCATTCAGCGTTGATTTTTTTGCGCACACTTCATACTGCAAAACTGCAATGCCATTTTGCATTGCCCAGATGCGGGCATTCTCGCCTACTGGCATTTTTGGCATTTGCAATGCTTTGTACATTTGTTCAGCAAATACTGAATGATCAAAAATTTGTTTCACTTGCAGTTTTGATGCTTTCACATTTGCTTTGGCAATTTTTGCCATTAGTGCTTTTGCTTTCTGCTTTGGCGTTGCTTTTGCAGTTGCCATTTTGGAACCCTTTCGTTTTGGCAAGCGTTGTTGCTTGCGCTTTCAGTGTAGCACATAAACTTACACATATTGCAACTTATATTTTGAGAATAATTCTCAACATAACCAACCTCAAAACTTACACGAAAGCCCCAGTAGAATTGTCACCAGACGCATCAGGAAGCCCGTAGCGCTGTGTAAGTTTACACAGCCAGACTTTATGGAGCCCTAAACTTACACCTTCGGATGGGTGTAAGTCGGCTCTGCCAACAGACTTACACCCATGTAATATTACACAAATGTATCTTTATGTTTAGCATATATTTTCAACTGTAATATTAGAGCTGTGTAACTTTATGAAAACCTAATCTTACATGATGAAACTAGGGTAAGAAATAACCCAAAAATAACCCTAAACTTACATGAATATTTACGCTATACTTTGACTATGACATATACCCAACACGAACTAGAGATACTGGCTCATCTGTGTAAACTTACAGATGACGAGATGTGGTGTGTTATCCAAAACTTACACCACAATGATCGTAGACTAATCGCAATGATTAGACTAATTATAAAGGATACCCCAAACTTACAGGAAGGTAAGATTATATGGCGACGATACTAACCCAGGATATGATAGATAAGATTTGCGGAATGTTTCGAGATAGCGTACCGCCTAGTGACATTGCCGAATGGTTAGGCTTGCGTAAAGTTACAGTGAAGACAGTTTTGAAACAACACTTCCCCGTAGATGTTTACGGTAATCTGAAGCCTAGATATCAAGGATCCGCAAATACTATCCTGCCTAATATTACAGAACCCGATATCTTCGCCTGCCAACTAGCGTTGCTTGTAAGTTTGGGCGATAGTTTCGTAAAGGATTTCTTTGACAAGGTGCGGGAAACTTACCCCACTGTAACTTTAGCAATAGAGAATACACCTGCGAAAAATGATTTCTACACTACGCCCGAATTAGAAATCGAGATAGATATGGAAAGCGACTGGGTCTATGGCACAGAACGATGGCGACTAGAGAATAGCCAGCAATACAGCAAACGACTGTACTAAAATTACACAACTGGAAACTTACACTCCTGTAACCCAACTCCTCAAAACTTACACAGCAAAACCTTACACACATGTAAGATTACAGGCAGGTGTAAGGCTGCTCTCTTGCGAGCCTTACACCTGTGTAAGTTTACAGTGATGTACCTTTATGTTTAGTGTGTATTTTCAATGTAAGTTTACACTGATGAAACTTTATGGGAAAGTATTCTGGTGATAACTTACTAGGGGTCTGGAATAGGCTCAAATTAGCCCCCGAAATGGTGCTTGGAATTGCCCTAGATATGTGTTAGGGTGAGGGTAGCGAGATAGAACCAACCAGAACCGAAAGGGATAACTTACAACATGTCATATCTAACCTGTAACATGAGAAACAGAATAAATTACCGAGACAATATGCCCCATGAATTTATGTTTATTGGTACTGTCTCTAATCAAGTAGAAAATGGAAAATACATACTTACCCAAATCCACGCAACCTGTAAATATTGCGGTATTCTCAATACCACTACACAGATAGAAGATAGTGAACATTCATATTCCCAAATCCTTGGCGAAACCCAAGGCTACTAAACAAACAGAAAGGTATAATTACATGAAAACATACGAGGTATCTTGGCAGTACGAGCAAGGCGACGCAGAATGGGCGGATAGTTTCCTGTACTACGCCAAAGACATCACCGATCTCGCTAATCAGTTGCGGGCTATCCGTGACGATAAGGCAAGTGAAGAAGATACAGACATGGCTGTTATTTTTGCCCAAGACATGGACGATGATGACGCGGACGCAGACGCACGAGACATCACAGACGAACTGCCAGAAGACTTACTCGCAGACTGACTTACACGGAAGGAAGTTATGATAATCATCAAATCACTCATAGCAGTACTAAGTATCTCATGGTGGTTCATTGGGGCATTAGCCCTAGCATGGTACTTAGAGAAAAAGTAAAACTTACAAGCTAGTAAAATTACACCGCTGGCATTTTAGCCAGCGGTGTTTTTTTGTCCCGGTGTTAACTTACACCGATGTAAAATTACAGGCAGGTGTAACTTCGCTCCACGCAGAAGTTACACCTGTGTAAGTTTGCAGGCATGTAAGTTAAGGTTTAGTACATGGTTGTAACTTTACACGCTTGTACTTTATGGAAGCGATAAAGTAATGTTTATGTAAGTTTAGAGACACTCTTTGTAAGTTTAGACAATTGACTCAAGTTACTCATGGGTAATAGAATTGTCATGAGACTGTAACATTCCCTCTGATATATCTCATATGGGCATTGGGTTCTAGCGCATTGTTACAGTTTGATTACCTCGCATTAGTGTTTGGCTTCCGATAATGTTTCTCTTATCAAGCAATACCGCTTGATAGTAACGAAAGGTAATGACATGGCAGATTATGAATTCATTGACGAGGGCGACATGCAGTTCGTTCCTCGTGGACGAAAGTCCAATGTTCCTGAGGCTTTGGTGAAAGCGTTCGCGTCTTTGCCAAAGGGTAAGGCTTGCAAACTTACAGCCCTGAAAGTTGACCTCAAGGCTGTAAACGCTAAGACAGAGAAAGCCCGCGTTAGTGCGGTAATCCGTCAGGGCGCAAAGCAGGCAGGAATGGCAGTCTCTATCCATTGGGCAGTAGACGGTACACCGCAGGCAGTACGCAAAGCCTGATAACTTACAGCCCCGTAAGATAAGCCCGAGCGTCGCCCCCGACGCTCGGGCATTCTTACAACTCAGTAAACTTACACGAGAGTAAACTTACACGGGTCGTCAGGGCGGGTGTAAGTTTAGGAGTGCGCTAAACTTACACCCGCTGTAAGATTACACTCTTGTAAGTATTTTTTAGTATCTTTATGTAAGATTACACGCCTGTACTTTATCTAAACCAAAATGTAATGTAAGTTTACACAGATGTACTTTATGGTGTCGAATGGCCCGGGCAGCTGCCGATCCGTGTAAGTTATGACTTTTGTGTTGTAAGTTTTGGAAACCTTGATAAATGTTAGATATATCACTAGAACCCTTATGGTATAAGGGTTTGGGAGTATGTTGGTATTTGCCATTGGTTCGGGGCTGCCTGTAGTGTTTCATTCATCAAGGCAATACCGCCAAGATCGCCCTGAGGGGTAGTGAAAAAATGAGGAAACCACAATGTCCGATTACGAGTTTATAGATGAAGGGGATATGGAATTTGTCCCCCGTGGACGCAAGTCCAATGTCCCGCCAGCACTGGTAGCCGCACTTGGTAAACTTACCAAGGGCAAGGCGCTCTTGCTCAACAGCCTCGCCGTTGATCTCAAGGCGAAGGATGCCAAGACGGCGAAGGCAAGGGTCGGCGCGGTCATCCGATCTGCCGCCAAGCAGGCAGGGGTCACCGTGACCATCCACTGGTCCACCACTGGTATCCCCCAGGCGGTGCGCAAGTCCTGATCGCCCCCCGATCAGAAATAGTCCCCCCGAGAAATCGGGGGGATTTTTTTTTGCCCCCGATATTCCGGGCCTGACTCGATCAAATGATCGAGCTAGTCCGGATTTTTTTTGCGTACCATAACTTACATGAGTGTAAAGTTACAGCAGCTCTCATAACTTACATCACTGTAAAGTTACACGCCAAGTCCCGGACCTATGTAATCTTACAGGCATGTCAGATTACAGCGCGGGTGTAATCTTACGCTTATGTAAGATTACACCCGGGTAATCTTACACCGAACCTTTATATAATTTAATACTCATTTTCTAATACAATTCCCCATTCATATCTTTATCCATATTTCAATTCCAACCTTTATCTAAACCTTTATCCAACCTTTATCCTAACCTTTATTTTAGACAAAAAAATAAGGGGTAGGTTTTACCCTACCCCTTACGCAATTCGGAATGATTTAGTTTATTTAATTATTTCTTCAATGAGAAACGAATAGCAGGAACTGTTTCCTTATGCCAACGAATTTCTGAAGAATAACCCAAACGCTTAGCCAAACCCCGAAGCATTGCCGAAGTCGTAGCCTTATAGTTTTTGATATCCTTTTGATTAGTCAAATCCGAAGGAATTGTGAATTCCTTAAGAATGACAAATTTCTTCATAGAAACAGCATTTGATTTCTCAATGCTATTCTTAATGTTTTTTACGAAATCATCAGAAAGATTAGATTTACGCCCACGCGGAACGAATTCCATATCTGATTCTTCAATGATTTCAATTTCCATTTCTTTTGGGACTATCTTTTTCTGTTCCATTGTTTTTTCCTTTACTAGTTGTTTTATTTATTTAGGGATAAAATCCCGAATTGCCTAATCACTATATCGGCTAATTTAATTAAAACCAACCTTGCCCAATAAATATATAATAAATATAAAATACCCCAACCAATACCCATATAAAGTTTTAGCTAATGTTTTAGGTAAAACACCTATGTAAGTTTACACCGCTGTAATCTTACATGGAGTACATATAAAAAAATGGGTAAAGCATTATCTAATGCTTTACATAAGGTAATACCTTTATGGCATACCTTTTCCCCAACTATTATTTTTGCGGGTTACATCATTGTAATTTAGATATATACTCTAGGGGTATTACTAACACAATAGGGATACCTAATTCCCCCCCGAATAAAATTACAAATTCGCTCACCTAATTTATGATAAATATAGGTCTTAATTGTCATATTAAATTTTTGACATAGACGCTTACATAAATTTTGCGGGATTCAATTATTAACCTTATCAGAACCTTTATAGGGGGTCATATAGGGTCTCATTATGCCATAATGTTCCATGTGGAACATTTATCCTAAGGAATACACTACTTTTGAAGCAAAACTGGGCATAAATAGCACAAAACACCCAATAATTTAATATAAATTACACCTTTATGGAGCGTTTAACACAACAATTTAGGTATATGTATAGGTGTA